GCGGTCCAGGCGGTCCTGGTGGCTCACCCGGACTCTTCGGATCCATCCGCGATGCTACCGGCAGTATCATCCGCGGGATTGGAAACTGGATTGACCCCAATGACCCCGCAGGCAGTCAACGCACCGCGAAACATAATGCGTATTATTATGAGGACGGGTCGCCCGCTGCGACGGCTTATCTCGGCATGTATAACGGGCAAGGGTATGAAGAAGAGTCGCCGTTTTATGGCGCGGCCAAACCGACGAACTATTATTACACCACGAACTATTATTATACGGATGGTGAAGCGAGCGGTAGTGCGGGTGGCGCGGGCGGTGCGGGCGCGGGCGGTGTTGACGGGAAGAGCAATATGCCAGGGAAACTATCCAAGGTTATGCCATACGAACAGAGTATAAATCTATGAACGCGGCTGCGGCTGCGGCTGCGAATGCGGGGCATAAAAGGATGTAAACCCATTTTGTCATTATTACAACAACATAATAATGACAACCCAATTAGAAGGTATTCATCAAAACATCCATAATAAATTGGATGTATTCATCAAGAACCGGAAAATCCCCAACATTATTTTTTATGGGCCTAATGGCTCAGGGAAAACGTATATCCTGAACCGGTTTATTCAGCAAGTATACGGCGGGGATAAAACCGCAATGAAAAACTATGTTATGCGCGCGAATTGTGCGCACGGAAAGGGGATCCGATTCATCCGCGAGGAATTGAAGTTTTTCGCGAAGACGAATATTGACTTGAAAGAAGGCGCGATTTTCAAATCAGTTATTCTGACAAATGCGGACAAACTCACAATTGACGCACAATCCGCGTTGCGACGATGTATTGAATTATTCAGTTCATCTACACGGTTTTTTATTGTGGTTGAAAATAAGGACAGTCTTCTGAAACCGATTCTATCGCGGTTCTGTGATATTTATATTCCGCCACCGGTGATTGCGAGTGCGAGTGCGAGTGCGAGTGCGGGCGCGGGGATGCCCGTTAATTTACACACATACTTCGCAGACCGCGCGTGTGGTAGTGACATGTATAAAATCATAAAGGCGAGAGATTACACATTATCAGAGCTTATTACAATCCATCCTAGTTATTTAGTAGGGGGAGGAGGATGTATGGGCGCCGACGCCGAACCAACCCGCGAAGAATATACAAAAATACTGGATTTATCTGTGTTGTTATACGAACAAGGATACTGTGCTTTAGACGTCATTGATTTCGTTCACGCCTACCCGAATATGATAGAACTCCGACGATATGAGCTACTCATTATGTTTGACAAGGTGAGAAAGGAGTTTAGAAATGAGAAACTTTTGATGCTGTACCTGCTTCATTTTATTGTATTTCGTTGTAAAATGAGTTTAGAAAATATTTCTTTTATGTAATACCACCCACATATCGCTGACTATAATACATCACTCCCGCAATTATGGATGATTATTCTGTGACATCGCTATACGAGTCCAAGAACGAATGGGCGTCTCGTCTTGTTAATATATTAACCCCTTTGGTCCAAGAAGGCTTTCGGTCTATTCTTGACGAGGCGGTGAAACTCTGTGTTGGAAACAAAGAACAGGACAAATACCTGATGACGTTCCAGAACCTTCTCTCGCGAGTTCCCAAATGGAACCCCAATATCATAAAGGATGAAACCGCGCGAATTAAGGAACGCAGTTCCTGCGGATATTTAGAAGATTTGATTACGTGTGTCCACATCATTCATCTAAAGTGTATGACGGTTATGCGAGTTGGAAATAAGCAGAAGAAGGTGGATATTAAAATTCCGCAATTGTCGGATTTCATTCATAAGATTTACGTCAATAGCGCGCGAAAATTGTACTCTAATGTGTATATTTTTGAGAGAGGTATCCAGCCACTTCACACACAACGTAATAATCGCGAATTTGAAATCATTGTTAAGGAGTGTATTTATAACACCATCCGCGATAATATACCGGTAGAGGACTTGATTAAGATGTATTTAGAAGAAACCATTGAGGATGTCGTAGAGGTCACCGAAAATGAAGAAGTGATTAAACAAGACCCTATTATTTCGGAAGAGGATGCTGCTCTTTCCGCAAGGCGTCGGTCGTCCAGTTCATCTACGCGCAGACGGAGACATCGCGAGCGCGACCGTGTTTCAGACGAAGACGGTGGTGGTGACGCCGATGGAGCCGGTGCCGATGTCGGCGCCGGTGCTAGCGTAGGACAAATGGATTTTGTCGGCGAATTGAATGGCAGCACCCCTCCAGACTCGTCGTCGTCAGGTTTAGACAACAATAATTATACGGACAACGCAATAACATCTAGCGGTGGTGTATCATTTGGAGAGAATCAAATCCGCACATTTGAAACAGACTCGCAAGAGAGAAAGAATGAGTATATGACACACGATGCGGATGACGCGGATGACGCGGATGACGCGGATGATGACAGCGGACGGTTGAATATTGGCGGGGATATCAAATTGGATACATTGGATATCCATACATTAAATGACTCGCAAAGTATTAATGCCCCGCCATTATTAGACGATATTGAAATAGTAGCGTAGAGAATAAATATTCCTATAGTAGATACATATACATAGAGTAATGGCGGGAGAAGACGACGAAGAACCAGGAGCGTGGTATGACAACATTTTCCTGATAGACATACTTATATTTATATTTTCATTTGTGTTTTTAGCAATCGGGGGCGGGGTTATGTATCTTTGTTATCCGCCAGTGCTGATGGCGTTTCAGACGTAACGGATACTATAGGAATCCGTATATTATACAGAATCCGTATATGAATCCGTATACTATATTATACAGAATCCGTATAGGAATCCGTATAATATACGATAATTAATTGAAATCGTATGTATATATTTAGAACGATAATTATTTGTAATGTTTAACTCTACGAAGATATTCGTCATCGGGGTGGTTGTCGCCATCATTTATTTTTTACTGAAATTTATGGAGATGCGGTTTGTTGAAACCGACAACCAAAAACCTGTAAAGGTTCTTATCCGCGATTCATTAGTTGTGTGTATTTCGTCGGTATTGGCGGTATTTATATTAAACCAATTTGGCGAGATGGGTGGTGGTGGTGGTGGCGTGGGTGGTGGTGGCGTGGGCGGTGGTGGCAACAGTAGCACACCTGCGGTATTCGTAGATACGCCTGGGTTTTAATCCACGTGGTCGTGGTCGTGTGCCGGTATTTCAGCGGTCTCAATCCCGTTTTCATAATAATGTTTTCCAACCTCGTTCAAGTTAGATAACATCAATCGCCACGCATCCTTATATGAATGCTCTGTATATTTGAGGTCCCGCGCCCATCTCTCGCAAAATGCGCGAACATACGGCTCCGCAACCGGGTTTTTATGTTGGGGCATTGACGGAAACAGGTGGTGCTCTATCTGAAAATTAAGATATCCCATTATCCACGTTACCAGCGCAGACTTGGTAGATATATTTACAGTATGATCTAGCGCATATTCAAACCATAAAAGGTGCTTGGTCTCGGGAACTACGCCCGTAAAAGTATGCGAGAGAGAGAAGTGTCCGAACATATACATCAAACTCCAGAAATTGACGACCATTAGGAGGAAATACGACCGGAGGAGGCCGCTGCCACTGCTGCCACTGCTGCCACCGTAAAAAATCAATGGTATTACAATATGCGACGCACTCATACAGACAACTTCAAATGCCGCCGACGCGTGCTGTTCTCTCGTCATTGCGGAACACAACCGGTGGAATACCTTCTTCGGGTGAAGATAATACATCCAAAACAAATGAACGAATATACCGTTTACAAGGGGCAAAAACGTCCACGCTTGGAACCGCATCCACCACCGATTCATAAACCGCGCGGTTTTAGTGCCGTTTGTGTTTGATTCAAATGCGCGATTGAAAAATGCGACGACCGGGGTTGTATCTAGGTCAATATCGTGTTTGATTTTCTGGGGTGTGGCGTGGTGACGGTGATGCATAGAATTCCAGACGGATGAACTCATCCCCGCACCAAATCCCATCGTAAATGTTTGGAGGGCGCGGTCAATGCGCTTGTTACCAGTAAAACTGACGTGGCCGCATTCGTGCTGGACCCATCCACAGCGGGTCTTGAATACGATGAACGAGAGAATGGAAGCGTAGATATTATAGGACGCAACCCACGCACCCATCCCGAAATAAAATGCGAGTTCTAACATACGGAAATAAACGTGGATATAATCCGGCTCAAATAAGCCTTTCGCGACGAGCTTTTCGCGCATCTCTCGGAAATCGGCCGTCATTTCTTTCTCGCGGGCACTCCATACGTGTTCGGATGCGATGGGCGGCGGCGCGCTTTCCGGATATGTAGGCAATGATTGTAGGACTTTATTCACCCGGTCGGATGACCGATGATGGAACTCGCGGAATATCTCTGTCGCGTCGGGTGAATCCTTTGCGTAATAAATGACACTTCCACCGGGGTGCTTGAAATCGGTGATGTCGTAGGTCGCGCCGTCGATGGTGATAGTGTCGCGGGGGCGGGAGTCGTCAGGGTCCATTACTCTATCCATTACAATATATATGTTCTAGTGTTTATATAATATTACAGAATATATTTCGGCGATGAACGCCGTCACATCCGCATCACCCACCTTACTCATCAATGAATTTCTCTCGGGTCTCACCATTGCGCTCTTATTGATTCCCGAATCCATCGCATTCGCGTTTATTATGGGACTATCCCCGAACACCGGAATCCAAAACACAATGGTGATGTCTCTCATCACGTCACTATTTGGAGGAATGCCGACGATGATTTCGGGGTCAACCGCTGCGGTCGCGACATCTATTGCGGGCGTTTCTACATTACTCGGGAAAGAATACATCATCCCAACCGTCATTGTCGGCGGGTTCATCCAGATTTTAGCTGCGGTAACCGGTCTCTATAAATACGTGACATATGTGCCGAAACACATCATGTCGGGGTTTCTGATCGCGTTGGCGGGGCTTATCGCCGTCCACCAACTGGATAATTTCAAGGACAAAGACCATAAATGGTTGACCGGGCTTAAAATGGCGAATACGACCCTATTTACTGTTGTAAGCACGCTGATTGCGTTCTTCGGTGTCATTAGAATCGCGTATAGCAACGACCAACACGTCAATATCCCCGGCGGTCTTATATCAATGTTCGCAATCACCGCATTTATATACGTGTTTACACAATATTACAATATTGACCGTGTCAAAGACGCAGGAGAAATCAACTCGGAACTGCCCTCACTCATATCACCGGATGGTCTTTCCCCGAGTAAAATCAAATACGACGCCGAAAGTCTTGTGAAAATGCTGCCATTTTCAGTGGCGATGGCATTTACCGGGTTATTGGAATCGCTTATTATGGTGAAAGACGCCGAAAGTGCGCTGGGTATAAAGGGCGATTCATTCCGCGAGAGTCTCGTCCAAGGCATCGCGAATATCGCCACTGGTCTAACCGGCGGATTCGGCGGGTGTGTATTGGTCGGCCAAAGTAAGCTGAATTTGGCAAACGGCGCGAAAACCCAGTTTTCATCGGTGATAACAAGTGTGCTTTTCATCGTCATTTGTCTCTTCTTTGGTCGCGCCATCAACGAAATCCCGGTTGCGGCGGTGGTCGGCGTTATGTTTCTCGTCGTATATAAAACCGGCGACTGGGATAGCTTATTCAAACCACAGTCATTTGACCGGCGATGGATCATAACAGTCATAACCGCAATCGTCGGGTTTGTATCGGGCAGTCTGTCACTTGGCGTCATCGTGGGTGTCATATTGGATAAGATGGCTGCGCGGTAGCGTCATCTGTATAAAACATAATAAACACAACCGCAATAACAACAACAACGACAACCGCAATAATATAATATAATAATAACAGTCATATATAGCAATATTCATGATGTGTAAAATAAGTTTGAAAGCCTATGAAAAATTAAGTTCGTCGTCTGATAAACTACGAATGCGTCCCGACTTCTACGTGAAATCCGCCCCACACGTTTTTTCACCGGTCAAAGCAAATCATTCACATTCCGGTATTACAAGCGAAAACGAATATAAAGGACCAGAGCATTATACGACGACATATCATAAAACAACCCAGCCAACCATAACTGATGATACGAAATATGAAACGACACTTATTGATTTCAAATTCATTAAGGATGAATCCGGTATAAATGAACTTACCCGCGTTTTTGTTGATAAAATAATGACAAAATACGCGGGTCAAACCGCGATTAGGCGGTCTTTTCAGATGTTGAATATAACCGGCACTGGCGTTATTACCCACGACGATTTTACGGGGTCATTACATTTGCTTGGTATTTGGGTTTATACGACGGACGATTTTAATTTATTTTATACAAAATTGGCCGGTGGTAGTAATAAACTGATTACATACATGTCGTTCAAGACATTTATTGAAGAACAAAACGAGTTTACACGTTGTTGCGAACTGTAACCCCGGGACAACTCCTTATAAGAAAATACTAATAATACTAATAATACTAATTCTGTATAAACATATGATAAAATTGATATTATATGTTTATTTTTACGGTGGTGTTATCGGTCGTCAACTATAATGACATCTCCTGCTCCTGCTCCTGCTCCTGCTCCTGCTCCTGCTTCCGCTTCGTGGCCCCTCACCCTCGCCGACGCCAATGCGTTGGACTTATCTTATATGAATGATTCGTGGGCTACGGACAATCTGAGAGACGGTCTTCGCGCCGTTATCCGCGCCAACGCCTTACCCATTATCAAAACCCGGGAAATAAATGTCTGGAAATATCTCTCAGAGTATAGCCCTCCAGAGAGCCACGGTTTTATGTTCAGCGCCGGCGACAGCAACATCGTAACACTGGTCCAGGATCAGATGGAGAACGGGCATTCTGGTGGAAGTATGGCGTGGACGATGCGGAATATTGAGTTTATTGCGAAGAACGGGCTTCCGGCACACCGAGAGATGTACCGCAATAAATAGGCAACGTATCAACATTCATAAGAATATGTGTATTCACACCCGCCTTTAAGAATTTCGCCGACAATGCCGCGTGCTTCTTATATTTTTTATACGTTATCTTATATCCATCAAACAATGGATTATGTATTTCAGTTGACGGGACGTGATTATGGACCGTACGAGAAATCATCTTATACAGTTTAAAATCGGGATACCGCTCCTCACCGCTGGATTTGTAGAGGATATTCCGGCCTTTGTCATCCATCGTCCACTTGACAACCAATCTAACAATAGGGTCGGATTTACACAGTTTTTCTACTTTACGCAGGTCATAAATGAAATAGTCAAAGAGAGCACACGCGAACCGGCATAAATCAAAACTGAAATTCGGTTCTACCGTGGGTTTATCGGGGTTATAATAAGGCGGGAAGTTGTATTGCGTGGCTGCGTCGCCTTTGGGATGGAAACTGTCGCTACAAATGAGTTCGCCGCGGAATTTGTATATCGCGCGCCCGAAATCAATGATTTTGAAGATACGGCCATAGGTGGGAACCTTGTAATACTGGCCTTCGTAGAGATAGTATAGGAATTCTTCTTTCGTTTCAATAAACATGACATTGTTTGTATGGAGGTCGTTGTGGGTAAATGCGAACATTTTCTGATAGATAATAAGCGTCATTATCACCTGGAATAAAATAGACGTCCATTCTTCTTTTGTCAACTCGTCGGTCATCATTATATGGTCTAGCGTGCTTACACACTTTTCAAGGAGGATTGCTTGGACGGGGAAGTCTTTGATTTTGACGATGATTTGTTCGTCATCACTGTCATAACTTCCGCTGTCGCTCTCGCTGTCAAATGTGGATCCCTCGCCGGTTTGAATACCATCGCGGGTTTGACTCTCTTCGCGGTCGTCCTCGTCGTCGTCCTCGTCGTCGTCCTCGTCGTCCTCGTCGTCGTGGCCCTCCTCGCCGTCGTCGCTCATCGTAGTATACGACGAATTTGATTGCGATGAATCACTGTCACCGTCGTCGTCGTCGCGGTCTCTTGTCTGATTTTTTGGGGTTAACACCACCTTCGCATCATTCTCATTCTGGGATGCCGAGAGATTTCCGTCAGCGAGTTCGTCCACATTTAAATCTACGACCTCTACGAGTGTATCTCCAATGATACATCCAGAATCCTCCGTCACCACCACGACCGGCGCGGTGGAGGTATATTGCTCTACACCGATTACTTCATTCTCCGATACATTTTCAAGAATGTGGATCCGGTTCTTGATATTCGGGAAATCATTCTCTTGGATATAGCTATTCGCGCCAGTCGCGCCAATCATCGGTTTCATCTTGTGGCGGATTTTCATCAACTTGCCGATATTGATATCCGAGAGATCGCCGCCGCTGCCGGATTCGTCATCGCCAAACTGCGAATAATCAATCGTGAAGATCTCATTCTCGTATTTATTGAAAAACGAGCACCCAACCAGATAATCAATATCATCAAACACATTGGTGGAAAATTCGCGTTGTCTACACAAATAACTGCCATAATAATCTACACCGTGGACGATTCCGTGGTCGTGAAGCGCGCGACTCGTCAGATAGGAGAAAAACCCGTCAGCATAAGACGAATTATTTGTATTAAGTATTTTTTCATCACACGTTTCCGGTGTAGAATTGTATTTGGGAAGTGAGCGCGTTTTATTACCCGGTTGTGTATCATATTTACCTGATAAATAACGAATAGGGTCAAGAAGCGGCGAATACTTGACAAACATTGGGACATTCGTGGTATTTCCGTTGTCGTCCGCAATAATCGTTTCTAAATGGTTTAGGGAATGAGAGCGCTCGTCGTCGGCGGCGCGGTCGCGGTCGCGGTCGCAGTCGTCGCTGTTGGTTTGCGTCGGGTGAGAGATTATATTTTGTAAATAATACCTTTGGTTCAATTGGATTCCATTGTAATTGCTTTCATTAATATCAAAAAATCGCGAATAGATCGGTATATAATTTTGAATATCATATAATAACGCCGTCTCTATCGTATCCGGTGTATATTTATGTTTACGGTAATGAATTTGGAATGCCGATACCGCTGATACAACTGAATCGCCCGTCATTGTTCCTAAATGTAGAATCGGAATATTATATTGATATGACTGATATGAATGATAACTAGAACTTTTATATTGATTTTAAACGGGCGTATTCCGTATTCCATTCGTAAAAATGTCATAAAAATAATATATGCCATTTTTATTACTACAATGAATTTGGAACTCGCGAAGTTCGAGATGAAGGCTATCAGTTTTCGCCCCGATGAAAACAAGGGCCCAGTCATCGTTCTCATTGGACGCCGTGATACCGGTAAAAGTTTTCTCGTTCAGGACTTGATGTTTCACCACCAGGATATTCCCATCGGGACTGTCATATCCGGAACAGAAGCCGGCAACGGTTTCTTCGCAGCACATGTCCCAAAACTATTCATTCACGACGCTTATAATACAGCCATCATTGAGAATATTCTCAAGCGCCAGAAAGCGGTTTTAAAGCAAGTGAAAAAGGAACAGGATATGTATAAGAAGTCATCCATTGACCCAAGGACGTTCGTTGTATTGGATGATTGTCTGTATGATAACAAATGGACGAAAGATGTGATGATGCGTCTCCTCTTTATGAACGGACGTCATTGGAAGGTCATGTTAGTCATCACAATGCAATATCCCCTTGGTATCCCTCCAAATCTCCGCACGAATATCGACTACGTTTTTATCCTCCGTGAACCATATATTGCGAATCGTAAGCGAATCTACGACAATTATGCGGGTATGTTCCCCACGTTTGAGAGCTTTTGTCAGGTGATGGACCAGTGCACCGAGAATTACGAGTGTCTCGTCATCAATAACAACGCGAAATCCAACAAATTACAAGACCAAATCTTCTGGTATAAGGCACAACAGCACGGGCCATTCAAGCTCGGCAGTAAGGAATTCTGGGAAATATCCAAGAACCTCGGTTCTGACGACGAAGGAGAGCAGTCGTATGACCCTAGTGCCGCGAAAAGTGGCAAGGGACCGAAGATTAATGTGAAGAAGAGCAAGTGGTGATGGAAAGCGCTCACGAATTGATGAGAGCGGTTTCACGAATTTAGCATTTTAACCCTATTTCTTGCTTTTGGTTTATAAAAGCAAGCGTAATTTAAACATAGCTTTCATAAATATCGCTTTCATTTATAAAAGCGACATCTATCCGACCAGTCGCTTTTATAAATCCGCTTTTCATTTATGAAAGCAACACGCAACTTTCAGAACAATCTCATATTTATATCATTCAACACATCTGACAAGTCAAACCCAGGCTTATTCGGATTATAACGTATGATTGTGTAACCCCGGTTATTAATGAATTCTTCTCTCGCCACCTCCCCCGCGACAGACCTGTCGCTATGTCCGTATTCATCACATTCTACAACGATTTTATCGTTCGTGAAGCACAAGTCTACCCTATACGGTCCAATCTGAAACTGACGCGACATGGCGCAAGCGCCGCTATACGCATTTTCAATAAACCCGATTGTTTGTCCTTCGATACACAATGGGAATTTGACAACTTGTATTTGCTCTGATACTGTAACAAGGTATTTGGTTCTGAAATTAAATGAGTTCTTGAAGAGTTCATATGCTTCTTCCGTCAGCATATATACGATTCGGTTATGTCCGCCGTGTTTGTTCGTTTTACCATCAGCCGTGACTGGATATTTGATATAATGGATATTCTCTCGGTAGTTCTTCTCCAGGTTTCTTATTAGGTTGATTTTTTTAGTGGTGAAATGACAAACCAGCTCCTCCAAATCGCGTGTGAACTCGGGCATAATGTATAGACCGTGTATTACATACAACAGTTATCCACCGTCTATTTATTTCAATTTTATCTTGCTTTAATATTCTAAAGCGGTTTCGCGATGTTCGTTTTCGTTGTGTGAAAACAACTTAAAGACATCCGTATATACATAGTATAACATACGCTCATAACGATGTCCTCCGCTTCTTCTGCCTGCACCGCCTCTTCCGCAACCCTCAACATTGTTGAACTCATCGAGAAAAATCCGATTACAAAGTTGTCTCAAACATACAACAATTTTCTCCTCGAAAAAATCCAAGAAAACTTCAGCACATTCGAGCAACAATTATTCGTTAGTAGTTTCTACTGTTACCTGAATTATGATAAGAATACTGACTTTGTTATTGACTTGGATGATGTGTGGAAATGGTTGGGATTTACACAAAAGGCGCACGTAAAACCAATGATTGAATCCAACTTCAAACTCAATGTAGATTATACTATATCAATTCCTGAATTCAAAAAAACAAAAACAGACCAACAATCTGGTGGTAGTGATGAAGAACAACCATCTGAATCAACCGTTCCAGCTAAACCAAAGAATGGTGGGCAAAATAAGCAAACCATCAAACTAACCATCCGATGCTTCAAACTGCTCTGTCTTAAAGCACAGACAAAGAAGGCCGGCGAAATACATGACTATTATTTGCGCCTGGAAGAAATTATTCTTATGACCGTCGACGAACAAACAAATCAGTTACGCGCACAACTCGAACAAAAGAACGAAGTCATCAGCACCCTCAACCAAGCCACCATCACCCTTACCCAAGAAAAGAAACGCGCAATTGAACAAACCCTTATCAGCCAATTTCCAGTGAATACTCAAACAATTTACTTCGGCACCATTGACAACACCAACGCCGACAACGAAAAACTCATCAAGTTCGGACAGACCAACGACCTCTCCACTCGTGTCGCAGACCATCATAAGAAATACACGAACTTCATTCTCGCGGCCGCATTTCGTGTCACCAACAGGTCTGAAATTGAAAACCACATCAAATCGCATCCCAAAATCAAGCGCCAACTTCGGACGATTGAAGTCGCCGGTAAAAACAAGACCGAAATCATCGCATATGACAGCACAAATTTTACCATTGAACGACTGACAAAACATATCGAAGGCATCATTTACGCACGAATGTACAATGTGGAAAACTTTAACAGGCTTATTCAGCGCAATCAAGAATTGGAGGCCGAGAATGCGAAACTTGTCAGTGACCTTGAAGCAAAAACGAAGGCCATCCACGACCTCACACTTGCGAACAATGAACTCCGCGAGAAGACCGCACAACAATCGCAGGCGCTTCAAGTCGTCGCGACCGAAAACGAATCTCCGTTCAATCAACACATTCTTCTCCCACAAAATGAACTCACACAAAAGTTCGACGAATTCGTTGAAAAGTGCTGTATCGTGCGCCCTGATGTGGAAGAGGAATCCGTAAACCTTGAAGGACGATTCCGTCTTTGGTCGCACACGAAACCCGCAAAAGAAACCTTCCACGCATTGAAACATTATATGGACGTGAAATTCAAACCCAAGCGCATTGACCGTATTCACGGCTATCAGGGTATTAAGTTGAAGACGGTGGAATACAAGAAGGTCATCGCAACCGAGGCCGAAAATCCAGCACAATTCAGTGTTGAGACATTTATATTCCAGTGCTGCCAATTCTCCGACCGTGGCAAAATCCTGAATTCTACACTCCTGAAAGAGTATCAGCAATGGAAAATCTCCGTGGGACAGACACCCGGTGAAACCGATTTGAAGAATTTGAAGACCTACCTCAATGCGTGCCAGAACGCACTTAAGGCGACGATTTGGTCTGAAAATCAAACTTCCAATGAAGGCTATTACGGACTCTCTCTGAAAGAGAATTACTATTTCCTTAATCAAAGCGCCGTTCTGGCACAAGGCGCAAATCCAATCATCGGCGTTCAACTTTCAACCACCGGGAAGAAGGTTGAGAAACGGTTAGTGAGTTCCAATCAAGTCTTGAAAACGTGGAATACCATCGCGAAAGCCGCCACGGATGAAGGGTTCTCCACCGCCAAAATGAGTCGCAGCGTCAAAGACAAAACAGTCTTCAAGGATTATTATTACTGTGTCGCGCAATCCGTCTAAGGTAACGAATTCACACGACCAGTAATAATAAACAGTGATTTTATCTCTGGATTATAATCTTATGATTTATTATAACGAACGCATCATTATTCATTCTTCAATGAAAACTCTCCTATTTACAAAACCGAAGACAGCGTCTTCTACCGATTTTTCTGCTGTAACGGCTGAAGCAAAGAATTCATCTCTTAGTTTTGGTGGTGGCTACAGCCAGTCTAGTGGTTGGAACGCCAATGTTACATTTACCAAGAAATGGTAGATAACATACTCTAGCGTATGTGACATTATTATTACTGTATCTTCCCAGTAGTAATAATGACCTTTGTTTTCATTTAGAATATTCAAATACTAATTGTCCGCCCCAGCCAACCGCGACAACCCGTGGTCGCTATTCTTATCCATCACGACATCCTCGCTCTCAAAAAGCTCCTTGCGCATCTCTTCCACGGTCATTGAAACAGATGACGTGTCGTCCGTCGCGTTCCAAATACCGCCACCGACACCTTCACCCGCGGCGCCCTCGCTCGCGCTGTCCTTCGGCTTCGCATCCACCAACGTCTCGCCATCCTTCGCCAACATCTGTGTGAGCTTGTTCCCGCTCTCCTTCGCCAACTTCATATTCTCCTGAATCGCCTTCGTCTTCGTCTCCTTGACGCGCTTCTCAAACTCGGTCTTGGCCTGCTCCTCGTTCTTCTTCTTCTCCATCATAAGCTGGTTCAAGGTCTCCTCCATATACTCTACACGGCCAGTTTTATACGCCTCTGGGTGAAAGGGAACCCACAAACCGACCGGTCCGACAAATACGTCGTGGTTCGGGTCCACCTCACGCAACATCTGACAACGCAACTCGGCCTCCTTCTGTGAACCGAACACCCCGCGCACCTTCAAACCGCGGACAGTTGTCTGGAAATTGTGCTTCTCGTTGAATTCGGCCTCAAGGTCGTCCTCGTGCTTGTCTAGAAATGTCTTATACTCGTCATAAATATTCGTCTTCTGAAGCGTTTCCTTCTCTTCTTTAGCAAACTCCTGAAAATCCGCAGTCAATTTATCAAAATTCACGTGGTGCTTAAATGAAACGAAATTAAGAAATTGGATGAACTTCTCCATTGACTTTTGATAGTCCCAATAATGAAGAAACTTCTCAAATAAAAAGTGTTCCTTCTGCTTCAAAATGGATTCTGGCGAAACAAAAGACAAACACGCGAACTTCTGTCCCGCGATGGGCTTGTCTTCCTCTAACAAGTCAATATATTTAGGATTGACAACACCGGTTTTGGTGTGTTTCAGTTCAACGCCGGAGGGGGGAGGAGCGGACATAGCGAAATGAAATGGAGCCGAATGGAAGAATGGAAGAATGGAATGTATAATATACTACGGTATAGTTGTTTAAGTGATTTAACGCACAACTGTTGTAAATATTAATTTCTTAACATTATTTATAATAAATAATCAAATGTCTGGAGTTTTTGATTTAGGCGAACTCGTGAAGAGAACCATTAAATATTTGGTAGAGGGTATTATGGTGGCTATCGCCGCTTACGCTATTCCCAAACGCAGTTTGTCGTTTGACGAGGTCGCGTTGATTGCCCTCACTGCCGCCGCCACCTTTAGTATTTTGGATACGTATGTGCCCAGTTTGGCTGTTTCCGCAAGGACTGGTGCTGGCTTCGGTATCGGCGCCAACCTCGTCGGCTTCCCCACCCCTCTCCGCATCTAAATACCCCACGGAGTACATTTCATTCCGCATTCCCCGTAATATATGCTTCAACTAGTATATATTACAGCAATGGTCGTTCTACCAGGAGTCAATGAGTTTCGGTCCTGGATTGGATTTCCCCCTCCCAAAAAAGAGAGTGGCGCAGTGACCGAACTACGCGACCGTTTCAATTCGTATCATTATCATATTGTAGAACGCGATCCCGACCGGTTTAGATTGTTCGTCGCTTTAGCGATTGTGTATATTATCGTTCTCCTGGTCCAACCTACGCGACATTATTGGTGGTATCCTTCGTTCAATCTCACGCTACCCGGTTTCGGTAAAGCATTCCCAGACAGTCGCGCGGAAATCCGCATCGTCGTCGCCGAATATATTATGAAGCGAATGCCAAGTGATGTCGCATTTTTCCGACTTACGGATATGAATCCCGCCGCCGCATTTACCCCGATTATTACACCCGACGAAATGTCTCTCGCTGAAATGGACCAGATTATCACACATACTCGCGTCGTTTTCGTAACAAAAATGGTGAAATGGTTCTATAATCGCGCCCGACCCGCACAAATCACACCGGACATCATTAACGAGGCGAATGGAACTCTTTTACGGTCAGATTCCGCGTCAACTCCCGCATATCCATCCGGACACGCCGTCCAGACCTATTATTTAGCGAAAATACTCGCACGGAAATTTCCCGCCAAAACCCAGGCGATTATGGATATCGCGACCAAGTGCGCGAATGTTCGGATTATGGCAGGGCTTCATTACCCGAGCGATAGAGACTTCGGATGGTGGGTCGTAGACCGGTATTTAACGGACACATAGCGCGGCGCTACATACGCCTTCGCTGCGGTTGCGGTCGCGACGGCGACGGCTTTTTAACAAGATCCGTCATCAATTTCTCATAATTTACGTCCATCTTTTCAATATCACTATACCCCGCCCGCTGGATTACACATACAGGAGTAATAAGATACCATCGGTCAACACGTTGAAGTTGTTTCCAATACGCATCGCACGCGTATACAGACGCATTTCCGGGGTTGGCAGCGAGTCCCGCAAGGCCCTCTTCAAAATTACGCAGTAATGTATCATAATATCGACTACATACTAAATAACACCCGGTCGTCTGGCAATTCGCAATCCGAAAACAGTCCGGCGCCTCTATTTTAAATGGCGGAAAATTATTCCCGGAAAATAATACGACGTCCCATTCATCACGAAACCGCGAGAGAAAGGACGACACTTGATGAACTAGAACTTCAGGGTGGATAAACAATGCGTCATCTTCAAATAGGAGGACATGATCCCACCCATTATTCTTGGCAATACGAATACATTCAATATGGCTTTTCGTGCAACCAATCGCACCATTGTCGGCGTCTCGGATAGCCGAAAAACGAGCAACTGGCGCAAAGGCGAAATCCTGCGGGTATCGTCCACGGAGTTCCTCCATTTGTGTTTCAAATAATGCGCGACGGTCAGTCCGCGAATCCAGATTGATGTAAATCGCGTGCTTTATATCGGAGAATTTACGAAGCATGGATTTTATATAATGAGTAATATTTCGTTTTATATAATAATTGTATTTATTTATGTGGTAGTATTCGGTTTCTTGTAGAATGACTCCTCCAATAAATATAACATTTAGCTCATGTTTGTATCGTATGAAAAACCGACACGGCTACGAAAAACATATGAATTGGTTTCGCGATTTTATTCGCGTCGTGAACCGGTTTTATCTGGTTATTTATACTGGCGAAAAGGAATACGACGTAATTTGTAATGAAATACGAAAGCTGGGGGGCGACGTCCAGGGAAAAATCAAGGTGATATGTAAGCCATTTTCGGAGTTTCATAATTATAAATACGAGAGATTTTGGATGGATAATAATGCGCGCCCCGAATGTAAACTCGCGAAAATCGCAGATTGGCGTCTCAATATGCTGTGGTGCGAAAAGACCCATTTTGTAAGAGAGACCATTGAAAACCGATACTTTGACACCGAATATTATGGGTGGTGTGATGTCGGTTATTTTCGCGATACGTTATCATCCGCTTATCGCGAGAGAATACGCGAACACTGGCCGAATCCGAATATAATCAACCGACTTTATAAAGACAAGGTATACTATGGATGTAATATATCGCCGGAGAATCTATATAAGGGTTATACATACAACGCGCGGCATTTTCAAAAAACAGGAAAGAGAGATGTATATCATCAAGGCGCACACATATTGAGCGGGGGGTTTTATATCACTGGACGCGAAAAAGCATTATGGTGGTGTTGCCGGTTTCAAGAAATTATTGAACTTTATATTACGAATAATGAGGTGATTCAAGACGACCAACACATCATCGCACATTGCGTTTTCACGACGAACGGCGGATCTACGCCGGCTACGAACCCTGATTTTTGTATCATAAAAATAAACGAAACAAATGAAGACGCGCTATGGTTCTTATTCAGGGACTTTCTCTTATAATACAAACTTAAACCGAGACCGTTTGTATTATATATTGCTACAATGATTACGGCGACCATTATGGGCGGGTTAGGGAACCAGCTGTTCCAAATATTCACAGTCATCGCGGCAGCTCTTCGCAATCACGACACATTCTTTTTTATGCAGCAAGAGGAATTAGCGGGCAACCCCGGACACCCCCGTTATACACATTGGTCCACATTATTGCGTGGATTACGCCGATATCTCACACCCAGTAATCCCGTTACCGAAAAAATGTTTCAGTCGTTGCCACGGTGGGATGAAATCGGATTTCAGTATATGGCGGTCCCCACTGAAACGGTGAAGTATCCGAAACCGCTCTGTCTTCGCGGTTATTTCCAGAGTGAGAAATATTTTGTAGATAAATACGCCGGGATATGCGATATGATACAACTACGAGAACAACAAAACTGGATAAAACACCTTTATGGAAACGAGTCGTGGAGTGGCGATTACTCTGGTGGAAGTGATCCGATGCGAGCGCGTCGCGAATTAGTAAGCATGCATTTCCGCATTGGGGACTATCTATTATATGCGGACATCCATCCGATGATGACGGTAGACTATTATTATCGCGCGATTTCGCATATTGTCTCCACCGGGACTTCGGCGACGTCGGCGTATTCATTTCTTGTCTTCTACGAACTGCACGATAAGGAAATCGTTCTCAAGCACATTGCGGAATTAAAACGCCGTTGTGCGACCGACGCCGACGGGCCTACGTACGGTCGTGATATCCAGTTTCATTTTGTCCGGGATACCATCGCCGATTGGCAGCAGATGCTCTTGATGAGTGTGTGCGACCATAATATCATCGCGAATAGCACATTTAGCTGGTGGGGTGCGTATTTTAATGCGAACCCCGGGAAGGTTGTTTGCTATCCAAGTATTTGGTTTGGACCCGGCGTTTCACATGATACACGCGATTTATGCCCGGAGTCGTGGGCGAAGGTTGATGCGACGGTGATGACGGGGGTATAAACAAATGTATAATATTTTCATATTCGTATATATTATATTCTTATTCTTATTCTTATTCTTATTATGGAAAGACAAATCGTTAATGTTCTATCAAATGAAACAATAGATTATATTCTATCGCGACAAGAGGTTGTCGACGCAAAGGAGCGGATTAACGCAAAAACCGCGTCCGCGTCCGAGAAATTTACTGTCGCGCTTACACCCGCGATTCGTTCGGAACTGTTTGGGCGTATGGGACTCCAGTTATCACACATAACCACAATTCCAATGCGTTGGGTGAAGGGAGATACACCAGCACATCACGACATCGGTATTTCCGGGTTTACACATACACATTTAGTATATTTGACGGATAGTGTTGGCGACCTTGCCGTGGACGGCGTTATGTTTCCGATTCGCCGCGGATACGGTTATATATTTTCCGAGGGGACCTCCCACGAAACGGTCGGAACTGACGCCGACTCTGAACCGCGTCTTTTACTCGGTCCAATCAGTGAGACCGGATTCGCGGTGGGGGCTAATCCCATCGGTATTGCCTATCCCGGCGGAACCACCGTTTATATACGACAAGCCGCAGTCGGTGAACCACTGTATTATAGTATTGATATGGTTTCGTGGATGGAGTTTTTTTTATACATTACCGAATTTATAAATTCCGACGAACCTCTCGGGCTATTGACGATTGAATTCATAACAGATATTACAATTGATGGAACTGTAGGAACAGGTGCCAACGCTTATTTTATCTGCGGGTCAAACGGTATCCAATTCGGGTCTAGAACACTAAAACCGGACGGGACCCGCCCCGTTATCACCATTTCAGGTATTACTGATTATCCAGG